GCTGGTGAATCCGAACATCAAGCTGGCAGATGTTGCTGCGCACTTCGGTTTCACACCTGGATGGCTGTCGCAGGTTATCCATTCCGACGCGTTCCAGACACTGCTGCGTGAGAAGCAGGGCTATGCCTTCCACTCCACGGTGCTTTCGGTTAAGGAGAAGATGGAAACCATCGCGCACCAGGCATTGGACAAGCTGTCTGACTCGCTCGCGAACGAGAACGATGCGGAAACGCTGTCGGGCATTGCAGGCAACATGCTGGATCGCCTGGGCTTCGGGACGAAGAACTCGCAGAACCCGCAGGCGCCTGGTGGAAATACATACGTGACGGTTCTTGCGGGAGAAATCCAGGCAGCAAGAGCCCTCATTCATCAGCGCCCGAACGGTGCACTGGAGGTTGGACTTGGAGCATCAAGAGTCGCGGTACTCTCATCTAGTGAAACCGTTGTGGGTGAGGCCGGTGTCGTCGCCACCATACAACCTGCCGGTGGCGAAGGGAGTGAAAGCTCGGAAGGGACTAAAGTACGAGGCGAAGGTCCATGATTACTTCCTCGGGCAATATGGCCTGCGCTACTTCCCCGGCCAGTGGTGGGTGTACGGAACAGGAACTTATCAAACTGTTCCTCGCTATTGTCAAACGGATGGACTCTGGATCGACGAAGCGCGAAGGCGTCTCGTTTTACTCGAAGTCAAATACTCGCACACCGCGAGTGCTTACTGGCAGATGGAGAACCTCTACGTTCCCGTCCTCCAGCGGTATTTCGGTAAAGACAGGTTTGTCCTTTGCACCGTCGAAGTCGTTAAATGGTACGACTGCGCAGTTGCTTGTCCTCGACGACCCGTATTGCGAGAGAGTCTAGAAGATGTCCGTCCCGGCGAATTCGCTGTCCACATCCTCAACCGAGAGTAAGTTGCAGATTCCGCGTGCGGAAGTTCTGCGACTCGCGGCTGTGGATGATTTTTTCTACTGTCGGCACTTCTTTCCCAAGACGTTTCGGCAGGGCAGCCCGGATTTCCATCGGGACTTCTGGAATGCCTTCAATGATCAGACGAGGGATTACTTCGCCGCGAAGATGTTTCGTGGAAGCGCCAAGACGACGCTTACGCGCGCAGCGGTGTCGAAGCGTGTTGCCTATGGCATTACCAACTTTACGCTGATGATTGCCATTAGCGAGAAGAAGGCGATCCAAAACCTCCTGTGGCTGCGAGCGGCGATCGAGAAGAACGTAGCCTGGACCTCGACCTTTGGCTTGCAGGCCGGGAAGAAGTGGACGGACAACTGGATCGAGATCATTAACGTGCCGCTGCAGATGACGATTAACATTGTCGCAGTTGGTATGACGGCCGGCTTGCGCGGACAGAATCTGGAAGATTATCGTCCGGACACGATCCTCTGCGACGACATCTGCGATGAGGAAAATGTCGGGACGCCAGAACAACTGGAGAAAACCTCCGACCTGTACTACGGTGCAGTTGCACAGAGCCTTGCGCCGAAGAGCGAGGCGCCGCTGCGAAAGCTGATGCTGCTGCAAACCCCGATCAAGAAGGGCGACCTTATCGAGTCGACACAGAACGATCCAGCATATGCGACTGTTACGCATACGAAGTTGATCGAAACTCGCGAGGGACCGCAGAGCATCTGGCCGGAGCGCTTCCCGACGGAAGAAGTTCTGCAGGAAAAGGACGACTACACGCGAAGGAACAAGTTGCATATCTGGCTGCGTGAGAACATGTGCAAGATCGTGTCGCGCGAAACCGCTCCGCTGCAAGAAGACTGGCTGCGGGAGTACACTGTACTGCCGACGCAGCTTGACTACTACTTGGGCCTGGATCCCGCGAGTAGGAAGAAAAAGAAGAATATTCACAAGTCCGCTGGGGTTATCATCGGGGTGCATAAGCAGACAGCGAATACCTATCTCATCAACTACTTTGCCCAAAAGGGAAAGAATCCTGATGAGCTTTGGGACTGGGTTGTCAGCATGTATCGCATCTACCGCCCGAAGAAGATTGGCGTTGAAACCATCGCCTTCCAGGATATGCTTGCCTGGTACTTTCAAAAGAAGATGGTGGAGACGCAGACGTTCTTCCCGATTACGGAGGTTCAGGACCGTCGCGGCAAGGCTGATCGCATTGAGCAGGCCTTCTCTGGCATCGGCTCGCAGGGTCGGTTCTTTATCTCCCCCAATCACACGGAGTTCAAGCAAGGTTGGACTGAGTGGGATGGGGAAAGTGACTGGGACTTGGGAGATGCTGGAGCGCAGGCTGTTGCGCTCGCGAATCCCTGGATGATTATTGGCAACGGCGAATCTTCTGAGGATGCTCTGCCTGATGAAAGTGCATATCCCGAACTGGTCTTCGAAGGGGGAGCCCCGTAATGCCCGCCAAGATTGACTTGACCTACGGCAAACCGCTGCACGACTACATTCGAGATCAGGTGTGTCAGCGCAAAAAGCTGTCGGAAAAGAAGATGAAAGACTTCCACACGCAGTGGGGTGAGGCAGAGGACTCCATGCGCGCCTATATCCACGAGAGAGATGTGGATAAGCAGCGCAAGAACGACAAGACCTATCGCGGAGAAGTGGACTACGTTACGCTGGAAGTGCCGTACGCATATGCGACGATCATGACTGCGCACACGTACTACTCCTCTGTTATGCTGGGCCGTGCGCCGACTTGGCAGTTTACTGCTCGCCACGGGGAGACGCAGGACGCGATCAACGCAGTCGAAGCGATCATGGATTACCAACAGAAAGTTGGTGGTATGCTGCCGGTGATGTATAACTGGCTCTATGATCTCTCTCGCTATTCGCTCGGCGTTGTGGGAAATTACTGGGACGAGGAGCAGGTTACTATTACCAAAAAGGTGCCGGTGCAGCGCAGCGTTCTGGGCATTCCCTTTGGTCAACCGAGAGAGGAGTGGCAGACGGAGACTGTTTACGGCTACGTCGGCAATCGGTTGTATAACATCCGGCCCTTTGATTTCTATCCCGATCCGCGTGTAGCAATCTGGAAGTTCCAAGAAGGGGAGTTCTGCGGACGCAACTGTGTAGAAGGTGTGCACAATATCATCGCTGGCGCGCAGGCGGACCCGAGCCGGTATCAGAATCTCGACATTCTGCAGGAGAAAATTGGCAGCGGCGGAGAGGGCTTGATTCAGGGTTCCTCCCGCGTGGAGCTTCCGCTCGGTCCGAACGAAGGTGGCAGGCCGGTTGGAGCTGGCTATGCTGATATCCACGAGATGTATATAAAGGTCATCCCCTCAATGTGGGGGCTGACGCCCAGCAACCGTCAGGAGATTTGGGTATTCGAGGTCGCAAACAACGACGTTGTTCTCTCTGCCCGGCCGCTTGGTCTTGCTCATGGGAAGTTCCCCTTCTCTGTTATGGAAGGGAATTTTGGCTCTGACGAGTTCGCCAAGTTCGGTATGCTCGAAGTCATCCGCCCGATGACTGATATCCTGACGTGGCTCGTCAACAGCCATTTCTATAACGTGCGTAGGGTGCTCAATAACCAGCTTGTTGTCGATCCTTCGAAGGTTGTGATGAAGGACCTGACGAAGCCGGGGCAGCGTATCATTCGCCTGAAGCCAGAAGCATATGGCAGTGATGTGCGGAGCTTTGTGCATCAACTGCAGCACGTAGACGTTACGCGCTCGCATATGAGCGATATCCAGCAGGTGGAAAGCCTGATCCAGCGCGTGTCGTCTGTCGTCGACAATGTGATGGGGGTTCCGCAGCGCGGTGGACGCAAGACTGCAACGGAAGTACGCGATTCGACGGGCTGGAGCGTCAGCCGCCTGCGGACCCCGGTTGAATACAACAGCTCTCTTGCGATGGACCCGTTGGCGCAGATGATGCTCAGTAACACGCAGAGCCTGCTGAAGGTCCAGCGAAAGTATGCCATTGCGGGCAACACACTGGACAGCGCTCAGGCGTTTCTCGACGTAAACACGGAGCGAATCGCGGGGTTCTATGACTTCGTGCCGATTGATGGCACTATGCCGATCGATCGGCTTGCTCAGGCTAACTTCTGGAAGGAGCTGCTGATGGGCATGGCGAAGATGCCGCAGCTGGCGATGGCCTGGGACATGAATGGAATGCTCGCTCATGTGATGAAGATGCAGGGGGAGCGGAATATCGATCGGTTCAGGATCAAGATCAATGACCCTGCCGCGCTTGCACAGCAGGCGCAGGCAGGCAACATCATTCCACTACCGGCAGGAGGAAAAGGTGGAAATGCAGGAGGAGCGGGAAACCCGAACCCCAGACCTACGGGAACTTCAGGAGGAAGCCTCTAGTCTCAAGTCACTCAAGAATCATCTTGGGTACAAGAGACTGATGGAACATCTGAATGGACAAGTTACAGCAAGGCGAGAAGACATCATCCTCAAACCGCTTCCTTCGGTGGATGCTGCTCTCGGTCAGGAATACGCCAAGGGTGAGTGCGCAGGGCTTATGCTTGCCGTTGGCTTTCTCGATGGACACCTTGAAGCCCTGATCGCAGATATCGAACATCAACTGGAAGAACTGGAGAAAGAAAATGCCCGAAGCAAGTCAGACACCAGCAACGAGTGAACAGAGCGGATCGGCCTCGGAGGCTGACAACAGTGGATTCTCGAGCGATATGCAGGCAGTTATCGCGACGGGATTCGAAGATACCACTTCGGAACCTGTCGTTGAAACTCCTGACGATTCGGGAGCAGGCGTAACTGATCCTGCTGCAGCAACTCCCGCAAGTCCGCCGGCTACTGCCGCCGTGAAGGACCCTGCGGCGACTCCCACTGCACAGGCGGCTGCGCCTGCTCCCACCCCTCCTGCGGGGCAACCACAGGCCCAACCGCCTGTAGCTGCGCCCGCGGATCAGCCGGCGAGTGCGCCACAGGCGGCAACGCCTCCGAACGCACAGCCGATTGACTTTACGAAACATCGGGATGAGTACCTGCCGAAGTTCGAGCAGCTCTACGCAATCCCGGCGGAAGAGGTTGAGGCTCTCCGGACTAACCCGGAGGTAGCGCTCCCGAAGCTTGCAGCGAAGCTGCACTACGAGATTGCTACGAGTCTTGTCCAGACCATGATGAGCGCAATGCCGACAATGCTGGAACAGCAGATGGCTGCTGTCCAGACACGGACAGCGAACAACGAGAAGTTCTACTCCTCGTGGCCGACGTTGAAGGAAGCTGTTGCGAAGAACCCGGCGGCGGAGGGAACCATTCGTTCCGCCATCCAGGCTTTCCGCAACGCCAACCCCAACGCCGACCTGGCTGCCGTGATCAAGGGTGGTGGCATTCTCGCTGCAACGATGCTCGGGGTTCCGTTGGAGGATGCGCCTCCTACGCCTCCGCCGCCTGCTCCACCTCCTCCGGCCCGCCCGGCAGGAACTGGTGGATCGCAGCCGGTTGCACCTGTGCCGCGAGGAGTCAGCAACTCCGACATTGACGACGTGGTGAACTCGTTCATGGCTGGAGGTTAGTTCCCCTCCCTCTTTTTGAAAGGAATTTGCAAACATGGCGACTTATTTTGCTGGACTGCGTGGTACGGGCAACTTCGGGACGGACGAGCGTCCGAAGAGTTTCCGTGAAATGATCCTGTGGATGAACCCGAACGGCAGCGCCCCCCTGTTTGCCCTGACCTCCAAGGGCAAGCACCAGGCAGTGACGGACCCCGAGTTCAACTGGTGGGAAGAGACCAACACTATCGCGCGCCTGCAGGTGAACGGTGCCATCGCCGACGGAGTTACCACGACCATCGTGGTGGACCAGGACGATGCACGTCAGCTCATCCCCGGCGACCTGCTGCTGGTGGAACCGGCGACCCAGGTGGCGGGCTACACGGAGGAAATCCTGCGCGTGGTCAGCGTTACCAACGCCACGACTATCGTGGTGGAGCGTGGTGCGGCGGGCTCGACTGCAGCGGCGATTGCCAACGATCGTTGGCTGCACCGCATCGGCAACGCGCAGCCGGAAGGTACGCGCTCGACCACCTCGTCCTCGACCAATCCGACGAAGTACAACAACTACACGCAGATTTTCAAGACGCCCTATCAGGTGTCCAAGACTGCGGACAACACCACCTTCCGTACCGGCTCGGCGCGCGACAATGAGCGCAAGCGGAAGACCTTCCAGCACTCGGAGAAGATCGAGCAGGCCCTGATGTGGGGGCGCGCGTCGGAAGTTACGGACTCGACGAGCAACCAGCCCCTGCGTACTACGATGGGTCTGCGCCAGTTCATTGTCTCGAATCGCACGGTCTTCGCCGTAGCGCCGACAGAGGACACGTTCCTCTCTGCGGTCTACCCGGTGTTCGACTACGAGTCGGGTGAAGCTGGCAACGAGCGCATCGTGTTCGCGGGCAATGGAGCCCTGAACTCGCTGAACAAGCTCGCGAAGAATGCGACGAACAGCCGCATCAACTTCAAGGAGACCGTCAAGTTCTACGGCATGGAACTGCAGAAGTGGATTCTGCCGCAGGGCACGCTCTACATCAAGAGCCATCCCCTGATGAATGTCCACAGTATCTACAAGAACTCCATGTTCGTGGTGAACCCGAGTGGCATCATCTATCGCAACCTGAAGAACCGCGATACGACGCTGCAGAAGGACATCCAGGAGAATGATGCGGACTACATCAAGGACCAGTGGATGACCGAGTGCGGCTTCGAGTTCCACTACGAGCGCACGATGGCGTACCTGGGCAACTTCGTCGCGTAGTACTTGGTAGAATATGGGGTGGAGGAATAGGCCTCCACCCTCTTTTGAGGAGAGAGAAGATGGTTCGTGCAAAGTTCAGACTGACGAGTGTAAAAGAATCAAAGTGGAATCCAGCTCCTGAAGTGAAGGCGTCAGTTGAACTGCGTTTCGATGCAGTGTACGATGACGGAATTGAGGAGAACCAGCGGTTCTCGAAGGCAACTCCGTCTGGTTGTTTGACCATGCAGGTAGACAATCCGGCAGCTCTGGAACAGATGAAGCTCGGGCAGGCCTACTACCTGGACATGACACCCGCAGAAGGTTAATGAGGAGGGAGGGGACAACACCCTCCCACTAAAACGATGCCAAGTATAACTGGAACCTGGGATTCGCAATCTATCGTTTGGGGCGAAGCGAATGCGGCGCTCATTCGAAAGTATCCTCTGTTCTCTGTTGGTGCGGCGTTTTATCGAGGGGAAAGTGGTGTAAACTTTGTTGGCAGTACGCCTGTACCCGTTATCCTCGAGCGTACGGGGCTGACTATTACAGGGAGAAATAACAAGGGGGAATACAAAAGCGATCCTTCGGTAAAGAAGAAGATGGGAGGAATCTGGCCCATCATTGTTGGATCGCCTGGAGATACTATACAGATTTACGGCGGTGCGCATGATGTGCCCGGTGGAGCTGTTCGTTGGGAGGGGCCGAGAACCTTCACTATTGGAACGACTGAGTTCCTTGATTTTGACTCCGTGGCAGGACCTTATCTAGCAGTCAAGTTTGAGTCATCAGGAATGCGAACCTGGAGACTTTTAGGCTATGACCTGGATATTGAAGTCATCGGAGAGCACTGATGAGCGACAAAAAGTATACCGACGCTGAGTTGATAGACCGCAGGCGGCATCGCAAGACGATTACGCTAAGCACGGTTGTATCAATTCTCGCAATCGTTGGGGTTGTCCTACCTGTGTTGGGCTTGGTGCTGTCGCCATTTGCGATCCAGGTAATTTCAAATGCGATGGGTGGAGAGATCAAGAAGCAGGTTGTGCGACAGGTTACTCCGATCAACGAAGGCTTCAAGGTTTTGTTGGCAAGCACGATCCAGCAACTGGAGAATGAGGTTGCAACGCTGAACTATCGGCGGCGAACGACACCGACGGCTTGGACGTTGGCTGATGAGCAGCTGTTGCTGAGCAAACAGCAAAATCTGTCGGCGCAAAGACGGGCGCTGGCGGCGATCGAAAGAGCAGAAAAGAACATGCCGGCTATAGATTGCAACGAGGAGCAGCAGTGACAACGGGAATGACGCTTGGAGAGAAGCAGCGGCTCTTCATGCGCCTGCTGCCGACGCTGATCAACTTCATCCACAACAATGGATGGGAGTGCACTGGGGGAGACCTTTTCCGTGATCCGAGGGTACACGGAGCCATCGGCGTTAAGATGGGCTATGGTCATCCGAAGAGTGCTCATAAGAATAAACTCGCCATCGACATCAATCTATTCAAGGATTTAGACGGCGATGGCGATTTGGACTATGCGGAGAAGACGGAGTACCACCGCGAGATTGGCGAATGGTGGGAACGGCAGCATCCGCTGTGTCGCTGGGGCGGAAGGTTTCAGGACGGCAATCACTACAGTATCGAACACGAGGGAGTGATGTAACATGGCCAAGTGGAAAGACATCATCGGCTCGGTTGCCCCCTCGCTTGCAACGGCGCTGGGTGGACCGCTGGCGGGAGCTGCGGTCAAGACGATCGCGGAGAAGCTCCTCGGCAAGCCGGAAGCGACAGAGAAGGAGGTCGAGCAGGAAATCCTGAAGGCCAACCCGGAAGCGCTACTGAAGCTGCGGGAGATCGACGCGGAGTTCAACAAGGCGATGCTAGATGCGGGGGTGAATCTGGAGAAGATCGCAGCGGAAGATCGTGCTAACGCACGCAAGCGGGAAGTCGATGCGCACGACAGTTGGACGCCGCGTATTCTGGCAGCGACGGTGATCGGTGGATTTATCTACTGTATCGTAGTGATCCTGTCCGGCAACCTGCCGAGTCTGAAGGACCCGGTTATTGCCGGGCTGGTGGGTACGGTGGTGGGTTACGCCAGTGCGAAGGCGGATCAGGTCGTGAGCTACTACTTCGGTAGCAGTGTCTCCAGTCGGTCGAAGGACAAGGCGATTTCGGATATCGCCAAGATGCCCTGAGACGATATCAAATAACCACGGGAATATGATATCATGACCAACGCACAAGCTCTCGATCTTATCATGAAGCGCCTGGGGGGCAGAACCTCCACGGACACGCGCGCAACGCTGCTGCTGGAACTGAACAACAAGATCGCGGAGCTTGAGCGTGGTCCCCTCAAGCCCTGGTTTCTGGAAACGGAACAGACGCAGGCGACAACCCCGTTTGTGGTGGGGCAGAACTATATTGCCCTTCCCTCGGACTTCTTGATGGAGATCGAGGATGCGGACTTCCGTGTGCAGAATGGCGACGGCGACTATGTTTCCCTCGTCAAGGTTCCCTATCGTCGCCTGATGCAGGAGACGGAGAACGCCGACTCCGGTGCGGTTGAGGGCTATGCCCTCTTCGGTGAGCGTATCTATCTCGGCCCTGCGCCAGATGTTGCGTACAACTACAAGTTTCCGTACCTCGCCAAGACCACTGCAGTGGTCGATGACTCGAACGCGATCACGAACAAGTGGTTGCTCGAGTTCTTCAACTATATTACGCTCGAGGCCGCCTTTGTTATGGCGAGCGAGCATGTACAGAGCGTGGAACTGATGAATAAGCTGTCCGCTCCGCTTGCGGCTGCACAGCGCGCCTTCCGGCAGGAAGTCGAAGCGCGAATTCACACGAACATGACTTACCTTTTGAACGACTCGGAGAGCTAAAATGGGACTTGAGTCAACAACTACGATTTCGGGTCTCGTTTCGACCAATCCGGTCGGAGGTACGGACCCAGTTTCCGAAGGTGATGACCATATTCGCCTGTTGAAAACGGTGCTTAAGATGACCTTTCCGAACGTCAACGCGCCGTTGACTGCAACGCCGACGGAGTTCAACTATCTAGTTGGCGTGACGAGTGCAATTCAGACGCAGCTCAACGCAAAGCTCGCAAGCGCAAGTTACACGGCCGCGGATGTACTGGCGAAGCTCCTTACGGTGGATGGAGCCACTAGTGGCCTCGACGCGGACTTGCTGGATGGGTTGAACTCTACTGCATTTTTGCAGGCTGCAAACAATCTGTCCGATGTTGCGAATGCGACAACTGCCAGGAGTAACCTCGGTCTCGCTATTGGCACGAATGTGCCTTCGCCAACGGGCACTGGAGCCTCGGGTACCTGGGGAATAAATATCAGCGGCAACGCTGCGACGGCAACGAGTGCGACGTCGGCGACGACAGCCGGCAGCATTACCAGTCAAGGCGCACTTGCGACCAAGAGCACTGTCAATAATGCGGATTGGAGCGGCACAGCACTCGCCGTTGGAAATGGTGGAACTGGTGCAACCACCGCAGCCAATGCCAGGATCAACCTTGGTCTTGTTATTGGGACTGATGTGCCAAGTCCCACTGGTGGCGGCGCGAGTGGAACCTGGAATATTAATATCTCCGGCAACGCTGCGACTGCCACCAGTGCAACGAGCGCAGGCAGCGCAACGACCGCAGGCAGTATCACCGGGCAAGCCGCGTCTGCTACTGTAGATGCGACGAATGCAAGCAATATTTCCTCCGGTACGCTCGCAAAGGCTCGTATTGACGCAGACGTATATCGTGGAGTTCTTGGTTCCGGTAACATTACTGCCCAGTCGGGCGGTTCTCCCGCAGGCGGCTCCAACGGCGACATCATTCTGATCTACTAACATGAGCAGCATTAATATCAAGGTTGGTGGCACTTGGCGATCAGCGCGACCTTATATAAAGGTCGGCGGTGTGTGGCAGACTGTACAAACTGGTTGGATAAAAGTCGCTGGTGTATGGCAGAAATTCTATCAAAATTTTCTTGTCGCACTTGCAAATGGTGCGATAGATGTTTGGTCGGATTCGCCCCCCGGTGATCCTGCCGTATCTACCATCAACTTTCTTAGCGACGGGACTATATCCTTTAGTGCCACTGACTCCGATGCTGGATCAACCGTCGCGGCTAGTTGGGGTTCCCCAACGACAGTTGGTATTGGTTCTCAGTACTGGATACGCATTACGCCAACATCTGGTACATTCTCTACGAATGGCGCTTCTGGCTGGACAAGCCTCAGCGCTACAGTTTCCTGCACCAAGCAGGGTAATAGCGGTGGTGCATCCGTTATCTTTACAGTCGAGATTTCGACGGACTCGGGCGGCAGCACCATCGTTGCAACCTCGACTGGAAATCAGTTGCGCTACACCCACACCTAAGGAGAAGATGATGCGTTCAGAGCCGAATGATACTTCTGATGGATCGGGCCGAGCCACGGGCCCCACCGGCGGTACTCCGTCTGCACCAAAGTCAGGGAATAAGAAGATTCCGCTTCTGTTCTTTGTCGCGGTTGCAGTAGTGATCGTCCTTGTGGTGGTGTTTTCCCATCATGGCTAGAATTCGAGTCGATGGCTTCAATCGGTTCGGCTTCGTAAACGATGCGAGTCCGGAGGACCTTCCTCCAGCCGCATTCTCTTACGTACGAAATGCTCGATTCTCCCACCTCGGAGTTGACACCTTCGAGGGGGAGAGTTCGATCTTTTCCACCCCGACCGTGACGCCACTGTGGTACAAGTTTTTTCCTCCGCCGGCTACGCCGTTGCTTGTCTACGGCAATCTGACGAAGATGTATGCCTATGACGGTACGACGCATACGGAGATTACGCGGGTTGCTAGTAACTATGCAGGCAATGCCGCAGAGCGCTGGCAGGGCGAAGTATTCCAGGGCGTCGGCATTTTTAACAACGTGCTGGACGTACCGCAGCATTGGTCCTCGTTCGCCACGGGCACGAAGTTGATCGACCTTGCCAACTGGCCAGCGAACTACAAGTGCCGAACCTTGCGACCTTTCAAGAATTTTCTCTTTGCCATGC